ACTGGCGAGTGTTAAACGCATTTGGTTGGGTAACCATGGCTTCGGCCACCACCGGCGGGTGTTAAACGTATTTGAGTGTGGTTACCACGGTTCTAGTTTGAACCAAATTTAACAATCATGGGCAAAAATCGCGACAAAGTACAAGGCAAACGCCAAGTGTATAATGACGCGAAGCTGAGTGGATTTACAGGCCAGGGAGCCAAAGTTACGAACCATTATCGGGGTTCAAAGGAGGCTGTTGTTGTCGGCAAGAAGAAAGGAAAGAAAGTCGACAGGGGAGATAATCCCCAGAGAGTGAAGAAGGTTGGAGCGAAGATGCCACCTATTCAGTCTCACAAATCTGGTTGGGGGAGGCGGACAACCCCCGAACGCAAAGAGCATAGACAATTGGAGTCTGTCTACGCTAAGTTGAAGTCTATGTTAGACTTGACTGCGTTGCATGAAGACGTGCGAGATTGGGACGCCATCGTGCCACAGAAGCAAAAGGACGCCACTTTTGCAGATATCACAGCCTTTTATATGGCTAGATATATTAGGCACACTCGGTCACGTTATAGCGGCATGGTTGTTACAGAAGAGGCATTTATGTTTGACTTCCGACGCCGCTATCAGACTCCCCCATCAGGATGGAATCTCAATTTACAAACGGCACAGAAGTATTACCGTATGGTTCGAGAGTACATCACATGGACGCGTTTTGTCGACACCACTGCCATTAGAGTGTTCGAACAAGGATGCTGTAGCGACGATAAGATGAGAACGTTGTTGCAAGAAACCGGACCAGTTATGAGTCGTAAATTTACAACTATGACAAATACAAAGGTCGAAGTTGACACGATAAACGAAATACGAATGAATTATGATAGACCTCCTGAATTGATATTTTTCGGAGATACGTCTAACATTTCTGCGAAAGTTTTGAAGTCAGCGGGGTTTTTAGTGCGACAGCAAGCTCCACCGGTCAGAAAGTTGCCAGTTAGGACTTTTATTAAGGATAACGATCTACCAAAAGCAATCGATGAGACATCAATCAAGTCGAAGCGTTTATGGTTTGAAAAGGTCAATTCTAAAAGAATGTCTTTTACTGGTGTAGAAGACTACCGGTTTGAGCGAGCTTGGAACGATCACGTCTTTAAGCAAAAACAGTGGAAGACGCTACGCCAGAAGTTGGAGGTCATTAGCGAATTCGTACCATCGCATTTCATTAATAAAGACATTGATAAAATGTTCAGACCATACTTACGTTTAGTAGAAGCACCAGTTAAGAAAGTGAAGATTGCTTCGAGTTTGAATGGGAATCAAGGGGAGTGGACAAATAGTGACGATTATTCATTAAGCAGTAGGAACACACCAGATCCGTTTAGGTTAACGAATTTGGTAGCGTTCGTACGTGACGATGGAGAAATTGTATATTATCCTGTCATTTCCATCCGTTGGTTCTTAAATTTTTACCCGGCAAATGTACCTACACCACCGTTCGTTAGAGATTTCGAAGATGAAGATGGAGTAGTGCAATATTATTTCGAAAACTTGAGCCTCATGTTGTTTAGAGGGGAGATTTCAATTTTTGAAATACAGTCCTCTTTAAACGGAAATAACGGAGAATGGACGAACAGTGATGATGTCGAGAAAGGGAACGGAGTTTCATTTACTCCGTGTGCGATTGGTGTCGATTGTAAGCGCACAGGTCATTGGCATGACAAGAAGCAGTGGACACAAAAACCTAAGAGCGATAAGCCGAAGGATCCAGCTGCCGCAAGGATTGCCAAGAAGAAGTACATGGAGGACATGAACAATTTTGTTAAATGTGATGTAGTAGGATGTACAGAACCATTTCATTATCACAAAGTCGGCCAGCAGAAAAGTAAAGGGTGACGAGAAGATGATGACGATAGTTATGTTAAAACCGAACCAGAACCAAAACTTAAGAGTGCATGTGCGATTTGTACTATGACCGGATATAGGTGCGGTGAATGTAAGCCGGTGAACTCAGACATAGAGAGTGCTGATGGAGATGGATTGTCTAAGAAGGATAGACGAGCCAAGAAGAAAAAGGTCGACAACTCAAGCGCGAGTAAACAAAAGACTGCGAAAGAAGTCAAAGAGAAAACGCTAGAGGAGAAATTAGCTAGTCTTAAGAGCAACCTTAATAAGATACCCAGAAATGGAGGTGTTGCTAACAAAGACGGGCTGAAAGTCGGAGGTGATGATCCAAACAAGCCTGATAACTTGAAAAATCAACTCGAAGAAGAAATGGCTAAAATTCAAGCCGCCTTTGAAGAGTTAGAGAAGGAAGTTTTTGAGAAGATTATCAAAGCTGAGAAGGAGAACGACGACTTGCGGAAAAGAGCCAGAAAGGAAGACGACATAAACGATGATCGCAGGTACCTTAATGCATATCGAGATCGTGTGTATCAAGAGTTACAAAACGAACGAGAACGAAATCGTCAAGCTCTCGACGATGCTCGCCGCGAATTGGAGGAACAGTATCAGGAAAGACGGATGATTTTAGAAGAAGAAGAGGCACAACGAGAGGTTGAACGGAACGCGTTGTTGGAAGCTGAAAGAGAACGAGCCGAACGGATTGCTGAGGAAGCTGCAAGGATAGCACAAGAGTTGGAGAACGCACTGGCGCAAGCTGCTGCGTTAGCCGACCCACCTGTAGTAGACCCAGC